GAAGAAGGCGGAACACTCTAATAGGAGTCTCCCTGTGGTAGCCTTGGTCTATGAAAGAGATACCGTTAGAACAGATTAAGGCCAAGCTACTAGACCGCTATAAAGCTCAGGGCTTTGGGGATAACCTCTTCCGGAATGACTGGAATCTGGTCCTTCGGACAGGAGTGCATCCCCAATCAGCTACCGTAGATGACCTCCAAAAGGCCATTTTAAGGGCGAATAGCCAGGCTACCAGGGCCAACTATGCCTCCCGTCTTAAAAGCGTCTATAAAACGCTCAGGAAGATGGGGCTCATAGATAACAGGCCCGATGAGGATTTGCCTGATGTCAAGAAGAAACGCGGTACGCCACACCCGATAACCAAGGGTGAGGCTCAGTTGCTGATGACTGAAGCCCGAATGCCTATGAAGCACTGGTTCATCCTAGGTTGCTGTGCTGGTCTTCGAGCTATGGAAGTAGCCAAGCTACGAGGCATAGACTTGGAAGAAGCTGAAGGTGGATACGTCCTACGAGTTTATGGTAAGGGCGGAACTGACTTAGCAGTACCGGTAGCGCCCATAGTTTCAGACTTAATCAAGAGTTACGATACCAAAGGCAGGATATTTCAGGTAACTCCAAATAAGTTATCCAGTAGGGCAAGTAAGGAAATGAAGCGACTTGGGATACCCAAGAAGACTTTCCACGCCTGCCGTCATTACTTTGCCACCACGATGCTAGAGAAATCTGGCGGAGATTTGCTGGCAGTACGAGATTTGATGAGACATTCATCGGTAGAAACAACACAGGTTTATACGCAGTTAGCGACTGGAAGAACGAGGTCGTTAGTAAACCTTATCGAATAAAGGAGATGCAGTGGTTCCACCTTATGGTGCAGATATAACTGACCCGATACCCTATACGCTGTCCAATCCAGCAGGTGCAATCAACTACTCCAGCACCGGTGAAGCTTACGACGTAGCATTCGCTGGTCTGCCATTCTTCTTGGCAGCTAGTGATGATTCACCTTATCGCCGTGTCACTGCTCAGTATCGCAAGCAACAGTATGACCAGACTCGTGAAGCTGGAGAACAGTCACTGACTGGTTGGTGGTTTAGAAGCCAGTCATCATTCCACCTAGGTCAAGGTATTAAGTATTTTGAGCCAGCTCAGGACGAAGGATTGCGCTTTCAGTACACAGAATCTAAGGGCTGCGATGTATGGACTAAAGGTCAAGTCAGTCTTATCTATGATGTAGACCAAGGACATAACACCACTACCGCTATGTATAGCGATGGCAGACCAGGACAACACTTACGTTCTATCAAGTGGACTAAGAGTGGTAATACCTACGATGGTTGCTTACTGCTTGATGGTTATGACATTAACAAGATTTACCCGACGATTACTGCTTCAGTCAATAACAAGGCGCTTACTTCTAACGTAGCCACACTGACTACTACCGCTGCTCACGGCCTTGCTGTGGGTATGACCGTAGATGTTTCTGATGTAGATGCTACATTTAATGGTTCATATACAATTACCGCAGTTACCAGTACCACATTCTCCTATGCCAAGACCGCATCTAACGTAGCATCAACGCCTGTTAGCCCAGTTGGTACTGCTATTAGTAACGATACCCACTTCCAGGATTACACAGCCACTGGCGCTTATCGAGTCTATGGACTCTGTGATGATGGAGTCTACGCCTATTGGTTGGCTCTGATTGATGACGCTGGTGTTGATAAGACTGCAATGTACAAGAAGTTACTCAATGATGATGCAACTGTATCGCCTACTTTGATGTGGAAGACATCATCGGTAGTAGTAACTAACGCTGTCCTTGAGTTTACCAAGGAACGTATTGTTGCCTGTATTAATGACAAGGTTTATGAAATCTCTACAACAGCATCTGCTCTACCCACTGCTGTCTATACCAACCCTGTAGCCAACTTCGTCTATACCAGCATTACTTCATCTGGTGCTGCTATCTATGTAACAGGTTTTTCTGGTGGACAATCCAATATCCAGAAGTTTACATTGGCTTCTAACGGAACAATGCCTACCTTGACTAGCGCTATTACAGCCGCTGAAATGCCTGTTGGTGAGCAAGTATTTCGTATCTATTACTACCTAGGTTATATGATGATTGGAACATCTAAAGGTGTTCGAGTAGCTGCAGTAGCAGATGATGGCTCACTTGCTTACGGTCCATTGGTCTTTGAATCAGAGCAACCAGTCTATGACTTTGCTTCTCGTGGTCAATATGTCTGGTGTGCTACTAACGTAGATGGTGCTCCTGGAACTACACGCATTGACCTTGGAACACAGATTGGCACACTGCTATTTCCTTATGCGTGGGATACTTACTATTACCCAGAGACTACAGGAAGCAGAGTAACTGGTCGCAAGACCACTGCCTGTGCCTTCATTAACGGAACTGACAGATTGGCTTTTACAACAAACTATGACACCACAAATGGTTATGTCTACGTTGAATCTGCCACTCGTTATGTTTGGCAGGGATATCTACGTACCGGATTCATCCGTTACAACACATTAGAGGCAAAGATATTTAAGTTAATCTTGCCACAGTTTGATACTACTAATGGAAGCCTAGCGCTAAAGTCTATTGATGCTGACGAGGTTGAAAGAGATTTAGGTAGCTTCTCACAAGGAGATTCAGTTGGTGAGATTGGTATTGGATATCCATCTACAGCACAACAATATCTAGGATTTAAGTTTGTCTTTACTTTAGGTAATGTTAGTACAGCAACACCTGTCTTTACTGGATACCAGGTAAAGGCTTTGCCTGCTATCCCACGTCAACGCTTGATTCAATATCCAGTCTTCTGCTATGACCACGAGATGGATAAGTTTGGTGTACAGGTTGGATACGAGGGCTCTGCTTGGCAGAGAATGCAACAGTTAGAATCTGTTGAAAACCTTGGCGATACCATCAGAGTTGAGGACTTCCGTACCGGTGAGTCCTACATCGGTCTCATTGAAGAGATTGATTTTATGAACCGCACACCTACTGACAAACGATTCTCTGGCTTCGGCGGATTATTGGTTGTCACTATCCGTTCTGTATAAGGAGCCGTAAATGACCCCTGCTGATTGGGCTGGACTAGCCGTATCTGTCATCTCTGTAATTGCTGGATTTACTGCAGCAATACGTTGGCTAGTAAAGCATTACTTAACTGAACTCAAGCCCAATGGCGGGTCAAGTATTAAGGATAAGGTTAATCACCTAGAAGAAAAAGTAGATTTACTCACAGAGTTAGTCAAGGAAGCGCTGAGGAAATGAATGAAACCACTAGCCAAGAAAGCAAGTCCTGCAGCTATTGCTGTTCTCAGGCAGGCAACGACATTGTGTCCCAAGCGCAAGAAAGCGTCAGACGGATTATTGCCCTCATCGGCACACATCAAGCAGAACCCGAACAGCGACCACAACACCGGTCTTGCTGTTGATTTAACCCACGACCCACATAATGGGATTGATTGTGGAGATATCTTTGAGAAACTTAAGGTTGATAAGCGAGTCTCATATCTGATTTTTAGTGGACGTATTTGGTCTAAGGAGCGCGGTGAGCGTGACTATACAGGCCCGAATAAACACGTCAAACATCTACATATTTCCATCAAGGAAGATTGCGCTAAGGACACCAGCCCTTGGTTCCCTTGGCTTGATAAACCGAAATGGAATACGGTTGATGCTGCTCGTTTGGCTTATGCCAAGGTGCAGAAGAAACCAAAGAAGAAAGATGTCCCAAGCCATAAGGAGGCATAATGGACAAGAAACTCAAAGCACTAGCCGCTACTTGGTTCCGCGCTGCAGCATCTGCTGCGGTTGCACTGTACCTTGCAGGTGAGACTGACCCTAAGAAACTTGGAACAGCCGCACTTGCTGGTTTTCTCGGACCAGTATTGAAGTGGCTTGACTCAAACGCTAAGGAGTTTGGTCGAGGAAGTAAGTAGTTTCGTAAGCTGAGCTGCGAGGAAAGACCCCACCGGAAACGGTGGGGTTCTTTTTTTGTTGCCTAAAACTTCTGTACAGAATAACGCTTGAAATGTACAGAACTAAATTTGGTGCTAAATTTCGCTCTCTTTGTCTATAGGGCAGGGAGCTTTAAGTAAGTTGCCACAGTTAGCACACTGAACATCAAGGGCATACCAGCAGATTTCGTAATCTTCAAACTGCACGTAAGTGTTGAAGACTGTACAACCGCAGACGCATTGATGTGTTGGACCGATAGAACGCAGGTCAGATGCTTTGATTGGTGGTAGGCTATTTCTTCGCAGCCTTGGTAGACGGAACCGCATACTGTCAGTCCCTCACTTCCACAGGCCCGTGAGGGCCTCTGTTCCGTAACTCGCCTACGGCTCGTAGTATAATGAACTGGTGTGTCGCTACCGCGACGACACGCCGATGAAAGGTAACCTTCTCCCGTGACTACATTAGTTGGGATTGAGTTAGAGGACTGTTGTGTATTAGCTGCAGATAGTCAGATAACTGAAGACAACTTAAGGACCGTTAGTCTTACGACTCCGAAAATAATTTCAGTGGGTAAGTATCTGCTAGGTATCACTGGTGATTCACGTCCTGGTGACATCCTTGCGTACAACTGGAGCCCGCCAACATATAAAGGCGCAGACCCAGTGCAGTGGATGGGTAAGAAAGTCTTG